GATTGTTTCTTTTCCTATTCTCTGTGTTGTAAATGCATCTTTATTATGGTTGTCTTATGAGATGGCACATGGAACTAAATACAAACATTTCTCTACTTTACCAATATGGATCAACGGTGATGACTGCTTAACAGCATATGTCACACAGGCTCCATTGTTTCCAGTTATCTGGGAACAGTTGGGTTTGATGTATGGTCTAGAGAATTCGATAGGTAAAACCTACGATTCTCCCGAGTTTTGTTGTATTAATTCTAATTTCTTCACTATAAAACGTCAAGCCTCGTTCGAGACAATGACAATTCGTGGTGAGGTGCATCAAATGAAAAGACACGACGGAGTTCGTTTTACCTATGTGCCCTATGTTAACAGGGGTATTGTTTTAGGTCTATTACGATCCGAACCAAAAAAGGATATGGTTAAAAGGGAAAAAGTTTCAAGAATCGATATGAGGGTAACAAATTACACTACTGCTATGAAGCACGGAGAAATGTTAAAGATTGCAGGAGGCATGATGAGTGAATTAGCTCATAAAGCGCACCTTTTATTTATGTACAAAAACCGTCAAAATTTTGAATACCATGAAGGATCTTGGTTCCTACCTGTATGGGCAGGGGGACTGGGATTAGTGGACATAAACAACAGTATTGGAGATAGAGATATCACCAAGGCTGTTGCTGCCAAGTTTGTACTTGGATCGCGTCCTGATCTTCGTCCGAAGATAACAATGGAAAAACATTGGATGGTCTTTGACAAATACAATCAATTTTTGAATAAGTGCTTCCCTCTCCTTAACGAATATAACTTTGAAAACTATCAATTCGATGAAACCGAAGGTCAGTGTTTTGCTGCCCTGGTATATAAGATAATCCTTGATCGTGGTCTTAAATCTATCTTCAGCGATAAAGCTGTGGAAGGAAAGAGCATGCTTAAGCTTGCCTCTGGCTTACGTAATAAGATTGCGAAGCTGCTTGCGAACAAGGATCAGTATGAATTGATAAGAAAAATAGTTAGAGAAGGTGGAGAGGAATTACGTAGTGAAATAACAAGTCAAGAGGTTAAAAAGAGTGTGACACCGATCTTCTGCAGTCAAATGCAAGGATCATACATGTAGAGAGCGCGGATACTTGGAATGCCACTGTCCTCAGAAATGATTATTTGTTCTCTCATCAGTTTGTAAAGGCTGTGAGAGTGCTTGTCTTGAAACTTTCAATTAAACGTGGGTAATATTGTTAACGCTTACAACTCGAACACCATAATTTGGGGTATCAGTCGCTGTTCGTGAGAATGGGGAATTGGTATGTAAGGCGTCGTAATTCTGTATTTTGTTTTAATTGAGAGGTAGGGATGGGCATTCAACCGATAGTAGGTAGCTTAAAGCTAGTTGCTGAATGGTAGGGTTTGAATGCGATAGTCTGATCTTAGACAGTGAAGTATGGCCAGACACAGGGCCC